TGTTTGCCAATTTTTTTTGACAAATACCCACCAGTAAAACTGCACCTCTTTTTGCTTCTATAAGTCTTATTGAAATAATCCATATTCATTTTCCATTCGATAGTCACTGAAGTATTTTATTCACATATGAATTAATATGTCAAGCACTATAGATAATATTCTATCAATATGAATATTAATTGAATATTTTTTTTGCATAAAATATCAATTTAGTTATATTATATTGGAAAATATCGTATTTAAGTAAATTAAACTTACCTGTATAGTATTCAAATTTTATGCAAAATGACTTTTTTTAGTTGACACTAAAAACTTTATAGGATTATGAATTAAATTAAATCGACAAAATTTAGGCAGAAATCTTGCAGTTATTTGAGTATATGATCACCAAAGAGGTATCACAGGCATCTCTCGCTGAGAGAATCGGCGTATCCCAACCCACATTATCTCGTTACATTAGTGGTGACGTTGTACCAAGTGTTGTGACCGCGTTGAAAATCCAAAAGATCACTAACAATGACGTGCCAGTGGAAGCATGGCTCACAATTAAAGACGACATTCAAGACGCCATAAGACTTGTCCAAGCTGCCCAACGAGGTGAGGTAGTGTACGATGGTGAATAGTCGCGCCAAGGGTGTTGGGTACGAATCAGAGATTAAAAAAGCCTTATTTGATAATCTTGGTTTGGTTTTTCAACGTGAGCTCAATCAATACAGAGAAGCTGATCATGGCGATTTAGTATGTGAAGCAGAAAACTTCCCATTTGTTATTGAGTGTAAGCGGCGTGTATCTGGTGGTTTTAAACACGCATGGATGGAACAAGCCCAACGTGCAGCGGATAGAGTGGGTAAATTCCCCTGTGTTATATATCGTTTTGACCGACAACCAAGCATAGCAGTCATAAGAATAAATGCGTTCGCCAAGGCGGTGGGTGGTGATTGGGATGAAAACCTGGATCTCGTAAGTATGACAGTGGATGCGTTCTGTTCACTGGCGCGTGAACTAATGGCAATCACACCAATCAAGATAAAGCCAGTTAGAAAAGCCACTGTGAATACTGTCCATTGTCATGAATGTAACGGATTAGGTGTGGTCACACGCCACCCCTCAACTGAATATCTCGACATTTTCCCAAGTGGTGATGGACATAGCAAAGAAATAATCTGTGATATATGTGACGGTCACGGCAAAATTTATCCTGACGATGAGGATGAATAATGCACGAAACTAAAGATAAATGGCTACGAGAATATAAGCAAAAGACAGGTATATTTCACAACCTCACCAACAATGAATATCACGATAGCGAAGGAATATCCTCTAGCTTTGTTAAAAAATGGCTAACTACTACGCCATATCATGCGAGCCAACCTAGTGAGGATCTAAGCCCAAGTGTTGTTGATATTGGCTCTGGTGTGCATGCCATGTTCGAGGGCAAAAACCGAAAACAAGCGGTCATAGGCAAGCACAAAACAAGGGCAGGGAAAGCATGGGCTGAAGACTATCAGCAAGCCAAAGAAGACGGTGTTGTGCTCTTGCCGGAGGGTGAATACGCCAAAGCACTGCAAATGACCAAAGCTTTGTGGAAACATAAAGACATACGCAAGATAGCCAGAAATGAAACTACAGTAAGAGAAGCCAGTGTCTACACAATAGATAAAAAGACAGGATTATTATTAAAAGCACGTCCAGATTTATACACCACAGACAAAGGTATCATACTGGACGTTAAAACCTTTGGAAAAATCCCAACAGAGAAAAACTTCTTTAGACAGTTTGTGGATCTTCAATACGGCATACAGGCTGCTTTTTACAAAAGAGTATGTGAGCAAGAAGGTATCCAATGTATCTACTTTGCTTTCGCTGTGGTGGAAAAGAAAGCCCCACATAGCACAAACCTATTCCTCATGTCGCAAGAGCTAATGCGTATTTACGCAGAACGCCTTGACGATGTTTTGGAACAAATAAAAGAGGCCAAAGCAACAGGCGATTACAGCACTGGTTGGCCCTCTTTTACAATGCTTCATCCCCAAGAATGGATGGAAAATCAAATATAATGGAGAAAAATAATGTCAGAGTTTAAAGACGTATTAATACGCAATGTAATCTTTCAATACCCAAAATTAGATAGTGGCTATCTATGGAATAATGCTGAAGTGAAGTCAGAAAAAGTAAGCGTAAGTACACCAGGCGCAGCATGGGAAATAAGCTTCATAGTATCGCATGAAGAGGGTCAAAATTTATGGAAGCAAGCCATTTCTCACTTCAACGAGTGTAAAAAAATTAACAGTAAATTAGGTCAATTTGGCACTATTCACAGCATGAAAAAGAATGAAGACACAACAGTTTTTTTTACAGCAAAAAAGAAGTGTATCACGACTAAAGGTATTCCCGCGCAAGCCGTAAAAGTCATAGATGCAGCAAAGCAACCTCTTGCTGATCTGTCCATATGGAGTGGCTCAACAGGTAACATTAAGTTTTCAATGCTACCCACCTTTAATCCTAAAAAGGAACAATGGGGTATAAAGCTATTACTCAGCGCCGTTCAAGTCATAGAAGCGAAATATGCAGATCAATCAGACGATTTTGATGCGGTGAACACTGGCGTTGATGAAGTAGATCCCTTTGGTATTCCGATGGATGAAAAAAGCGATAAGCAACCCGCACCAACCACACCATCGTTTGACCTAGAAATAGAAGGTCAAGAACAGGCGGCAAAGTATGATGCGGTAAATCCTGATATGGACGATGAAATTCCATTTTAAAATATGGCTGACTATGAACAACCTTATTGGAGTGAGTACGCCCAAAGCATCATCGACGGTTTAAATCTCAAGCAAACCGCAAAGGGCGAATGGCATGGGTATTGTGTGAATTGTGGAGGGACAGACAGGTTCTGGATTACCAACCACCAAGGCATAATCAAGACCCATTGCCGCCAATGTGGGGATTTTAAAGCAATCCAAAGCGAACTCGCCAAACGTGGTCTGTGGTGCTCACTCGATCCAATCAAGGACAACGTTTTAACATTCCAACCTAAAGAAGAATTTAACGTGGAAGATACTAGGCCATATCACGAGAAAAAAGGCGTTGATCTCTTAGGCGCTCAACTTGTTGGTAACAACGTAGTCATTCCACTGTTTAACATACACAGACAACGTGTGGGTGAACAAACAATCTCACCAGATGGAAAGAAACTATTTAGCACTGGCCTAGATAAGTCGGAAGGTGTTTTCGGTGTATGCGGTAAGCTTACCAAAGGACGCACTTACGTAGCGGAAGGATGGGCAACTTCAGCATCGATAGCCATGACAGGATGTGCGTGTATATTTGGGTTAGACTCTGGAAACCTACCGCTACTATGCAGCAAGCTACAAACGGCGTTTCCTCAGTTTGAACTCATTGTAGCGGCTGATAACGATGAAAAAGGTATCCAAGCGGCAAAGAAAACCAAGCTACCCTATGTCGTGCCACCTAAAAAAGGCCAAGATTTTAACGATCTTCACCAAGAATTAGGCATAGAGGCAGTCTACAAAAGCCTCACCTCAGTTAAAAAACCAGACACACTGTTCACGATGGTGAGCGATCTACGCATGACCGCAACCAAGTGGATGATCAAAGACGTAATAGAAGATAACTCACTCACCATGATCTTTGGTGCAGCAGGGTCAGGCAAAACTTTTGTTGCCCTTGATATGGCGCTGTGTATCGCCACAGGCAAACCATACCATGAACTTGAGGTGCAAAAAGGTAGCGTTGCCTATATCGCAGGGGAAGGGCATGCAGGGTTCGCTAAACGTGTCGCAGCTTGGTGCAAGAACTTCAAACAAGACCTAACAGGCGTACCATTCGCCAAAAGCAATCGTAGTGTAATCCTGAACGATCCAGACAGTGAACTACACCTATGCAACGAGCTAGACGCCCTCCAAGAGCAAATAGGCAAGCTCAACCTCATTGTACTCGACACACTCAGTAGAACACTTGAGGGCGAGGAAAATAACCAAAATATGATGGCTTATGTCCAAGTCTGTGACAGGCTCAAGGACCGCTATCAAGCCACTGTGATGATCGTTCACCATATAGGCCACCAGAATAAAGATAGAGGGCGTGGTGGGTACGCTTTGCATGGCTCGTTGGACTCTGAATATCGGGTGGAACAATGGGGTGATTTCAAAATATTACTCACACCCACCAAGATGAAAGATGAAGAGAAAAGCGAACCACTGGCGTTTATGAAGTTGTCTATGTCTTTGGTTGATGCTGATGGTCAGGACACAAGTTCACTCGTGCTTGAAATGACACCAGATAAGCCATTGGATAAAAAATCACCAGACTACGGTGAACAGGTGGTCAAAGAGCAATTCGATAGAATGAATGATTTCGGCGAGGTAAGCAGATCTGACCTCAAGGAAGCGGTTGCATTGGAGCTAGAATGTTCTCAAAGAACAGCAAATAGACACATAAAACGAATGATCGATCAGGGTGTTCTAAAGCTCGAAAAAGGGGTTATTTTGGAGGCATTTGGGTGATGGGTGAATATCCGTTCGAAATTGGGCTAGGACACGCTCAGGACACGAGAATTTTAAAGCTAAAGTGGCTGTGTCCTGATGTCCCAGACGGTGTCCTGAAAAAAGTCAATAAAAACAATATACTTAGCATGCTCGGGGACACGGCTAGGACACGGCTAGGACAAGGTGAGGTTATTTTGGGACATCTCAGGACAACAGGACAGTATTTATATACTGTCATGTCCTGTCCCGAAACCTTGACCCGAAAATCGTCTGATTTTGCTGAATTAAAAGAAAAGGATTTTTTGGCTACGGTGAATGAAATTCAATGTCTTGGAATGTTGGAGGGAATTGCCAATCGGAGAAAGATTTTAAACGCACCTAATCTGACGAAATATAAGGCATGGCAAATAGAAATGATTAAACGGAGAAAATGGGAATTAGAAAATGAGTGATGAAGCAATTCAGGTTTTGGAGAACTGCAAAGATATATTAATACAACGTGGTGGAGAACACGGACACGCTGATGAATTGTTCAAACGGTTGGCAGTCAGATGGACTATGCAACGTGGCGAGAGAATAACAGCAAGTCAGGTAGCGATGTATATGGTGGAGTTCAAACTAGGTAGAAACGATCTGAACTGGCGTGAAGACAATATCCTGGATGCGATCAATTATTTAGCATTAGCATTAAGTTTGAGGGCAGAGAATGTCGAAAAGCAAGAAACCGATCCACACGCCTAGTGATTTTGGCACACGAGAGCGTTTGCAGCATACTTCAGGTATCGCTTACGAAAATACAGATAAGCGTCTAGGAAGCCCTAAACGGATGCGTGTGACGGTCCAGACACCGCTAGATAGGTATTACTCTCGTGAACAGATCAATAGACGCCAGTTTGAGGCCGGAATGAAGTTGTATGCATTGTGGCGTAGGGCAGGGAGAGCACAAAAGCTTACAGCGAGTTATGATGCAAATATAGTGGATGGGACACGCGGGAACGATGATCAAGGGCATGATGCGTTTTCTGATTATCTTGCTGCACTTAGGACAATCGGTAAAGATCTATCAGACGTCGCACAATGGGTGGTTGTCGAGGGAGCTAGTGCTAACGAATGGGCAAAAGAACAAGGCCACGATCCTAAAGGGGGTATAGTGGCCTTGCGTTTATGCTTAGATGCACTTGGTGATGTGTTCGGGATGCCTAGAGGTTAAGGCAGAAAGATTTTTTACTATGGTTTTACTTATAAATATCAATCGATATATAACTATCGTCGTTAAAGCTTAAACTATGTTGTTTATAGCCCACAGTTTCAAATATCGGGTGTCCATGCTCATTTTTCATAACACGTCCATTCTTATGCTTTTTGGGCTGTCTGTCTGGTTCGCTTATCTCAACGTGAAGATAGGTTTCGCAATCATCTAGATCTATTGCGCCGTCAAAGGTTACATTGAGTCTATCCTCAATTGCTTGCATTAAATCGTGGTAAGTGAATTTTATTTCCATAGTTTACCAACTCCCATCAATTAACTGTTCTAATTGTCTTTCCAATTCGATGCGAACATCTGAAAAAGAAAACATATTTTTTGCAAATTGTTCATTTAATTTATGTTGCATTGGCCCATTGGTATTTGCATGTTCTTCCACAATATACCTACATGCACAATCCAAGACAGATAAGGCTGTTTGCACTTGTTCTATTGTTAGATTAGTCATAGTTTATTTTCCTTTTCTTTTTGTAAAATAGTCACTTCAGTTTTTAACGCTGCAACTTGAAACGTTAATCTTTCAATTCTTGTTGCCGCGTCCATTATATCGCGTGATAGCTTTGGTAATTCTTGCTCAAGGTCTGAGGTAAAGTCAGTCAGTCTGTTGATGCTTACTTGCATTGTCTTGATCTCTCATGAGCAATGCGTCCTAGCTTATTGGCTAATTTATCCAGGTCACTAGCCAGGATGCGCTCATTATCAGCTAAGACGCTATACAAGATCTTGCACACCATCGAACTTGGTAAAGCTCTTGCTGCACGTTCTAACAAGATTATGGGTGCAGTGTATGGTCTTGGTTTAAGCTCTATAGGTTTACGAAAGTGGATCATTATATCACCTAAGTTAGAATTGAGATTGCAACAAAGAACGTTGCAAAGATTAAGATTGCGCCCACCCAATCAGTGAGCGCTGTTTGTTTGATTATGGTCATGAGTTCAGAGAGAGGCATTAGTTTCATCCGTTAATCATTTTTAAATAATCACGATATGGCATCTCCATTGATTTAGGCATTATTGGCCCTTGGAAATCATGAGGAAATGGCCTCCTATTGCGCTCATATTTTGCACAAAATTCAATTGTTTCTTCTAATAATAATTTTGTGCTATCGCGTAACGTTCCATCCTTATAAGCTTTTGTCGTTAATAATTGGACAAGCAATCTTTGTTTTTCACGTATTCCCTTCATTATGCTGCCTCTTTCATTACTATTATTGACGAACTGTTAAGAATAAATTGAGAAGCTTTCTCAGCTAGACTGCAAGCTTTCTGGATAGCTTTTGGTTCATCTTTTAAACACTGCATCCAATTATTAAGATAGATTGCATGATCTTCTCTTGGTGTAGCTTCAACACCAGTGATGCCACTAAGCATAGCACCACCTAATTCGGCTATTAATTCCTCAAATGCGTATTTATCAGAACCAAAACGAGTATTAAGCTTTCTATCTTCTCTTGTCTCGTGGCCTGTCCAGTGCACTAGCTCATGAAACAATGTCCCATAATAACCTTGTGCATCATTAAATTGTGCTTTGTTTGGCATATGGATGGAGTCGGTTGATGGTCTATAAAATGCACTGTTAGAGTTATCTAAAGTGATATTAGCACCAATTGAATTAATGAACTGGTCAACGTCGTTTATGTTGCTCCACTGTTGGTCAAACTCTTCAATATCATCTTCTAACCAAGATCCATTCCAATTCTCAACTTGATCACTATTAAAGACAGTATAAACCTTGGCACATGGCAAAGCCTTGTCTTTGTCTGTGTCCTTATCTTTTACAATTACTGTTGTATAAAATATTACTTTGTAACCTTTAGAACCTTTTTTGACATTAGCGCCTAAAGATTTCCATTGCTTAAAAGTTCCAAATACTGGTGAATTATGGCTATGGATTGCCATAGACAATCCAAGGCTAATTCTGTTAATACCAGTGTAAGGTCTTTTCTTTGCACTTGTTGGTTGGCCGTGAACCCTAACCGCATCTTTCCAAGGCTTTGTCCAGTTTGTGCCATGCTCATTCATCATCGTAATGACAGTTTGAGCTATCGCGTTTAATGCTTCATTTGCTTTTGACATTATGACAACTCCTCTACACCTTGAATGAAAGCTGAAACGTAGTCGTAGACCTCTCGTTTAGTTCCTCTTGGTGATATGTCAGAGGCACCGCTACCTGAATTGCACATGCGTTCTAAACGATAGCCGCCATACGCAGCGCCAATATAAAAGACTCGTGGGTTTGGTGCCCATTCTCCGTTTGCTTTCTTGCTGTAAGACTCTGTTGACTGTCCTAACAGTTTATTTAATAGGTCAACTTTTCCATTTAACATTTTGTTTGTTATGCGTTCCATTATCTGTTTTCCTTCCACACTAATTCATTCAGATACGAATACGTTAAAGAAAATGGGCTAAACTGTCAATATACTAATTGATTATTTTATTCGTTTAGTTATAAATTATATGAATATAAAATAAATAGTGAGGTAAAACAGTTGGTTAAAGAAAATAAGAATAGTGTTGGGCGTCCAAAAGGTACTGGAACAGGTCAACAAATCACAGCAAGATTAAGGAAAGAAATCTATTCTGCGTTACACATTACAGATAAACGCGGTAAACCAGTTGATTTCCTCATTGCTGATCAATTGGAGAAAGACGCAAGCGGTACAATATCCAAGCTATCAAAGCTTTTACCGCAAGATGTAAACGTTACTGGTGCGGGTTCTGAGTTCGCATTAGCTTTGCAAGATGTGGCCTCTCGGATAACTGAGGCAAACCGCATTTTAGACGCAAAAGAAATACATTTACCTGAGCAGGGTAAAGGCGAAAGCATACAAGATGCTGATATAATTGAACATTTTGATTTTACGCCGGAACCAATAGAAGAAAATGTTCCTAAAGCTAAGAAAAAATCAGGCAGACCGCCAAAATTCTTGTCAAAATTGCGTTGACCCCCCCCTGCAAAAAAATCACGGGGGCGTGTATATATGTATATACCCCCACACATAGCCGACTAATATATTCACAAAGGCATATTGACAGAAGCCTTCATAACTGCTAGATGAATATACAATGGGTTATTACCCATTTAG